TTCACGTATAGCTGCTATAGCTTCCATCACTTTTTCTATCTCTGTCTTACTTTGTTGTTTACTATCCATACGGGATTGTACCACTTTATTAGATGAAAGTAAACCTTTTCTTGCAGGAGAAGCTACTTGTGCTTTTCCCTTTTGAAACTGTCCTACTTCGCGCCTCAAATTAGTTGTTGCTAATACTGCAGGTTGTCGTTCAATGCTCACTGATTAACTCCCAAAAATAAATCTACTTGCAATACTACCAGCTTGGCTCGTTAGAATATCAGAGAAGAACCCACCGATAGCACCACTCTCTTCAGCATCTAACTTTAGCTTGGCAAGATTTTCTTGTGTCTTAGCAGACAACTCACCAAGTGCCATCTGTACAACACGATCTTTGTCATTCTCCGCAGATGTCCATGCCCACTCCATAGTATCAGCATAGTAGTTCCACAAATTATCATAAGATTGTTTGCTAATGTCTAGTACTGCAGCAGCATTAAGTTCGTTAGCACGATTGACTGCAGCAGTATCTGCCGTAGCAATCTGCCTACGCCACTGTGCATTTGACTGTGCAATCACAACTTGGTTCTGTGCATTAAACTGGTCACGTTGATTATTAAGTTCTGCATTAAACCGATTAACTGTATTGACCTGACCTGCATTAAACTGTGCCTGTGCATTTGATTGTGTAGCATTAAACTGTGATGTCTGCTGTGCCAAATTAGCAAAGAATTGATCTACCTGATTTTGACTAGATGCGTTAAATTGACTTGCAGCATTAGCAGCAGCTTGATCTGTAAACAAAGATTGTATGCGTTGCTGTGCCTTAAACAGATCAGTCTGTTGCCTATTAGACAGGTTAGCCATATCCATTTGCAAGAAAGACTGTGCATTCATAACAGCAGACTGCTGACGGTTATTAAGATTAGCAGCATCCATCTGTGCTAGTGCGGATGCTTCTGCCATAACCATTGCCTGTGAATTAGACAGATTGTTAAGGTTCATGGTATTAGCAGCACGAGAGTTTTCTAACTGCACCTGCTGTTCAGCAGTAAAGTTCATGTTAGCTGCATCACTAATCTTTGCAGCATTCTGTACACGAGCCTGAAACTCTTGGTCAAACTCTTGTCCAATAAACTGTGCGCGTTGCTGTGCAGCAAGCATAGCACGTTGTTGTCTGTTGGATAGGTTCTGTGTCTCAAACTGTGCTTGTATAGAGGCATCAGCCTGTGCTATGGGTAGTGCAGACTCCATAGCTGCTTGAACCATAGCCTGACCGGCCATAGAAGAGGCACCAACGCCCCTCGCTGCCATCTGGGCCTGTACCCCCCGCAACGCACCTGCAGCCCATGCTGGCGGGTTTGTAGCGTCGAAGTTAGCAGTAAGCTGGGCAAGCTGACCCTGCACCGTAGCTTGTACAGAGGGTGTAGCTGTTGCTGCATCTACCTGTTCAGTAAACGTAGCAGCAGTCTGTGCATTAGCTGCACCAGAGACAAGTTCACCTGCTTGTATATTACGTTGTACAGGACTGTTAATAAGAGTAGCATTGCCCTGTGCAGCATTTAAATCACCTACACTACTAGCTGTTTGCTGTGCTGCTGTTACTTGTGCGCGAGGATCATTAGGATCAGTTTGTGCTGCCTGTGTAGCATTCATGGCTGCATCTACTGCAGGTGCTGCAGCAGCAGCTTCCATTACATTAGCTGATTTTTCTTGTTGAGGTGCTGCCTGTGCTGTAGTAGCCATAGCAGTTGGTACAGCCACAGAACCCGTAACCATACCAGTACGTGGGTCTACATATTGACCAGCTTCGTTAGGAGTAAATGCAGCCTGTGTTACCCCACCCTGTGGTAGTCCCGGCTGAAACATACGCTGTACAGTAGCATCGCCAATATTAGTGGGTGTTGTCTGTGCAGCGGGTGGATTTTCAGGTAAGACGGGCATAATACGTGGGTCTATTGGATTATCGTTAGGTGGTAGTGTTTGTTGTGTAGGTTTATCGAATGTTCCCCCACCGGGTAGCAATCCAAGAGACGGTTGGTCGCCTTGTGCTTGAATAAATTCAGAACCGCCCTTTAATTTATTAGTTTGATTAGTTCTACGAAGATATGCTTCATATGCTTGATCTCGTTGTCCAATAGAAGTATTTGGGTGCATACCAAAATATGCAGAATACGTAAACGCTTGACCCGCTGGACCAGCCTTAATATTCTTAAATTCAGGAGAGTCAAAAAATCCTGTGTCAACATTTGTATGTTTTGTTTTTAAATTTTGTATGCCTTCTTGTTGTTTAAACTGTTGAAGTTGTCCATACGTAAAATTATCTCCTAGTGCTTGGCGTTGCTTTTCATACTCTGCCATCTCTCTTTCATAGTCTTTTTGGGCTTGGTCTGCGTAGTATTGATAATTACCAAAGTTACCTGTATCCACTGTTCCATCTGAACGTAGCCTTTGCATAAATCCTGTATTGGGATCAACAATAGACGTATCAAACATTTTATTTACATCTCGCATTTTAGGCGCGACAACAGCTTTATCTGCAGGTCCACCTAAACCAGCAAGTCCACCCACAAACGAAGGTCTTCCACCTGTAATCGGGCCACGTGGGTCATTCATAACAGGTGTCATACCAGTAAAATTAGGTGCGGCTTGTTGTAAGTTTAGGGGTAGCCTACCGGCATCTCTAAAATTAGGCATCTGAGGTACACCACCAGCAGCTACAAAGTCACGTGCTTCTTGCTGTTGCTGTGCGGACATCAGCGGCCCCATGCCTTGACCCATTTGTGTGAGTCCACCCTGCTGCATCTTCACAACACCACCCTTTGCCATCTGCATGGCAGCATTAGTGAACTGCTTCATACGTGCTTGACGTGCAGGGTCTTGTTCAATGAAAGACTCAAACTCTCTCATGTTGCCAGAGAAGCCCATAGACTGTGCAATCTTATTCATCGCTTCTGGTTTGAATGCCTTGAAGACTGCCATACTAATTCATTCCCATAAATACTGTAACTACCATTGCGACTACCATAATCGTGCTGCCCATAATCATTGCCTCAAGCCGCCACATACGCTTGTCGAGTGCCTCTAGCTTCTCTTGCACAGCGGTGTACCTGATGGCGCACTCCTTCTCGTGTGCCTCAAGTTCCATCTGTGTTTTGAGTACGGGTTCCATCGTCAGTTTCATCAGCCAGCTTCTAGTGCCGTGACTTTGGCTTCCAATGTTTCAATCTTGGCGATAGCTTCTTGCAATGCGCCGGTCAACAGCGGCACCAACTTGCTCTGGTCGATGCCTTGATAATCCACCACAGACCGTGTTCCCATCTTTGCGGGTGTTACCTCTCTACCGGCGTCATCCAAAACTGCTGGCGTGATTTCATATTTTTCATCACGCATACCATCTTTTGTGCCTGTGACGGCTTCAGGCACAATAGTCTGCGCTTCGTGAGCAAGGAAGCCGTCAACAGTTGTGTCAGCGTCTATGATAAAGTTGAACCGCTTGGGTGCCAGTGCTTTGACACGGTCGATTGCACCCGTCATGTCGGCTACGTTTTCTTTTAAGCGATAGTCAGATGAGGTGTTGTAGCTTGTAGAGGACGATGAAAATACGACGGAACCAACCGTTCCCAAACCCCCATTAAGAAAAACTATAGCATTGCGATTTCCGCTATTGCTTGAACCCTGAATAATTATGCCTTCGCCATCTGTAAAAACTTCGGACACAATGATGCCCGTTTTTCCATTAGCGTGGCTCCGAAATCGTGCGTCGTCGAATCCAGTCATTGAGGCAGAGGTAGTACCAACAAGCAATGAGCCGTTGTTATCAATACGAACCCTCTCAGCAAGTGAATTGCCGGATGTTGGTGAAGTTGCAAAAATAAGACTGCCACCAAAGCCGCTGCCAGAGTTGTCATTTCGACAGATAATAGACGCATTCGGGTAATTTAAGGTTGTTGCAAAATCAATTGCAGTAGCATTCCCAGCTACGTAGCCAGTATCTGAATTACTAAGTTGGATTATTGGGTTTCGGTTTGTAACGCCACTCAATGCGCCATTTACGGCAGCGGCCATTTCAACTGTTACATTGGGTGCCGCAGTGCCAATTCCAATCTTGTCGGTGCCACCATCAACAACAAACATATTGGCATTACCGTTGGACTCAACACGGAAGTCGAGGTCTACGCTGTCGTCGTTTATAACTATTTCATTATTTTTAATGTCCAAAACATTTTGTGCGGTTCCGGCAATCATTATTTTTGTGGCAATTCTGCCGTCTTCTGTGCCATCGCTTACATCGACAGTCCTGCCAAACATCTGTGCATAAGTTATTGCTTCACCGGCATCGTTTTCACCTTGAAACTGAATCTCTCCTAAAAAGTCAGAGTCAGCGGGACTGCTTGAATTACGGTGCATCTTGAGTACGGGGCCAAAGTTTGCATCAGCATCTGTGGACTCAAGGGTCAACTGTGGATTGTTGTCGGCAGTCGTAATCGTTACACCAGATAACAGGTCTGCTATTTCTTGCGCTCTACTCATTCCTTAACTCCACGGGGTAAACTGCTGCAGACCATACTGTACAGCTACTAATTTTGTTTCGGTGTTGTTTGCAAAGGTCACAGCTTCCTGTGCAATACCGATAATCATAGACGGACTTGCCGTTGCCTTCTGTCCGATACCCTCTGCGGCAGAGGAACAGATACCGTCACCAACTTCTATGTTGCCACCAGAGTTGTTACAAAGGATGTGACCGTCACCAAGTACGAGGGCAAGGTGTGCGTTAGTCTCGTTGTCAGGACCACCATTCATACAGCCGCCGTAAGCACCCAATACCGCTCTGCTATTTGCAGCTTGTGTCTTACGCACGTTATAACGCAGACCACGTTCTGTATCTGCACCATTCTTTTGACTATATGCAAGGCTGGTTGTTTCTAGGAGTGTGCCATAAGGATAGGCTGCATCCTGACTGTCAGCCGTGTTGTCTGAATCAGGAATGATACAAGGGTGATGCGCTGTAAAAGCACCATAGGTGACGGTGCCGCTACTAAAACTAATATTGCCCTGAGAACTGCCGTCACCATCTTGGAATACGACTGCAAAGTTGGTTCCACTAGCGTCATCTTTACCAGCAAGTATTGTTAAGCCAATGCGGTTATTGTTATTCCCGTCATTATGAACAATTAAGGCACCAGTGCTAGAATTGTTCCCTGTTATATTTACTCTGTCTTGACCAGCGTCAACTTTAAAACACTCTGTCTCATTACTGGACTCAACAACAAAATCAATGTCTTGTGCATTGTCATTAAATTTTGTCGTGCTACCAAACATGGTCATGCGGTTTCTTAAAGTACCGCCAACCATGCTTCTTATGTTGAAGCCGCCTTCTTCAGAACCATCACCTACATTGTGTGCTTGAGCAAAAATATCTACATAGTCTATTTTTTCACCAGCACTATTTTCACCATTAAAATTAAGTTCTGCTAAAATATCATCGTTTGCTGGAGAACTTGAATTTCGGTGAAATGAAATAACTGGACCTTTGTTAGCGTCAGCGTTTGTAGATATTAGTTCAAGATTAAGTTCCTCAGAGCCTGTCGTGGTAATCTTACATTCATCAGTTGCGGTGAAGCCACCTGTGATGTCAACGCCTGTGCTGGCGGTAGCGAATTTCTTGCTGTTGTCGTGATACAACTCTACTGCACCATCAACAATAAACTTAGCCATGTTTTCTGAACTACCTTTATTGATAGCTACTTGCGTTCCGTCAGTTCTTAGTACTAATTGTCCAGTACCTACATCACTTATGTTTGAGTTAGAGCCATCGTGAAAAATTTCTAAATCACTGCCAGCACCAAACTGCGCCTTGTTATTATCACCAAAGTTAGCATTAGCAGTAAACGCAACATCACCAGCAAACGTACCACCATTCGATGCACTCACCGTGTCAGCCACAGCAAACGTATCGTAGACAATCATCTCAACCACGTCATCCGTAGTCGCACCAGTGGTCAGCACCACACTTGTGCCTGTCGTGGCGGCGTAGTCAGTGACAGGCTTGAGAAGCACACCGTTTTGATATACGTCCATGTACAACGTATCTTCATAGGCCAAAGACACGCTGTTGCTGTCGTTGCCGCTGAACGATGTCTGCCCAGACGTAGCAGCGTATATAAATCGGGAACGTACTCCGCTTCCCGGTGACCTACCTAGATATGGCATTTGCTAACTCCACGGGGTAAACTGCTGCTTTACTCATCGTACCAACCACTCCTCTACATCACTTGATATGTCACGCAGCTTTATCCACCTGTCACCTGTGGGCTGGCCCTTTCTCATACGCAGCTTGCCCACCATCCCTATTGCATCCCACTCAACCCTGTTTTCGCGAGGCACATAGGCTTGTGACGCATCATAATTTGATGCCTCTTTTGGGCGCATAAGATTGGTCGTGCCATCCAATTCCTTTGAGGTAACTACAGCATCAGATGGTGCAGTCAGTCCGTCAGGTATTCTATCGGTATGATACGAGTGATGGACTTTTGGGCCTTCGCCAGCTACGCCATTTGAGTCTGCGCCTTGTGCATCCCAAGTGGTGACAGTGTATGCCTCTTTAACTACATCGCCATAGTCGTCACGTTCCCAGCGGCCTGTCCAGTGGTTCCAAGCTGTATCACCAACTACAACGGGTCTTGCAGACACAATACCTATAATTAAAGTGGCAGCATCATTTGACGTTGCTTTGCGTACTTTGTTGCCATCTAAAACAACGCTGTAACCACGACGGTCTTCACTGCTGCTGTTGCCATCAGTCCATTCAAAATATTCAGCGTAGTCAGCGCCGCCGCCAGAAAAAGCCCCGTCAGCCGTTACTTGACCGTCGCCCCGTACTTTAAATTCTAAGTCACCGCCATTGTTGTTTGACATCTTGATATGGTCGAACACATCAGACTGCCCTCTTGTCGCTTCAGTCTGCAAAATAGGTGCGGCCAAAGAAGCATTACTTGGAATCATTTGAATGGTCTGGCTGCTGGCGGCGTTGCCAATTTTTAGTGTTTGGTCAGTGGGTGTAGAGTTGATGCCGACGCACTTTGGAGTTCCAAATATTTGTATAATTTTGTCTGCTGAAAGGCTTGCTTGTGAGTCATTATCGTAAGCAATCACAAGTGCGTTTTCAGAACTGTCCACCCCAATCGCATAATATTTGCCGTTTGAGGTGCTGCCACTGCCGTATTCTTTTGCAAAACAAATTTGATGGTCTGTGGATGTGCCGTTCATATCCATAAGTATTATACCATCAGATGTGGTATCTTGAATATGTATCTTCTTTTTCGGTGTGTTGGTTCCTATGCCTATGAAATCGTCTGAACCCTGAACAAAAAAGGCATTAGCATTGCCGTTGCCTTCGACACGGAAGTCGCTGTCGATGCTGTCCTCATTGAATACAACTTCAGTGTCGGTCATAGCCACTCTTTCACGGTTAGTACCGTTTATCATTGTAGCTATTGTAAATTTTGCATCTTCGGTGCCATCGCTAACATCTGAGGCTATCCCAGTAAATAAGATTGCTTCTGTTTCTTGCCCTGCATCGTTATCAAACAGAAAACGCACTCTACCCAAAGCATCGTTATCTGCTGGACTACCACTGTCTCGTGTTAGGTCAAGACGTGGGCCAACGCCGGAATCAGCGTCTGTGGATGTCAGTACAAGTTGTGAGGTGTTGTCGGCGGTGGTGATAACAACGGAGTCAGCAAAAGTTGCTCCGGCGTTAAACGCAGCAGCGCCAGCTTCAGACATATCAAGGGTTAGGGCTGTAATTGTGGCACTATTATCAGTGCCTTGAAAAACTATGTCCTTATCATTTATGGGTTGGTAAATAAAATAGTTACTGCTTGAAACATAATGATTTGCATGAACTGTTCCACCATTAGCAAATTTTATTTCAGCACCAGCAGCATCAAGAATAATATCTCCTGCTACATCAAGAGTTAAGTCACCGGAACTAAGGTCAATCTCTGTGCCGTCAATAGTAATGTTGTCTACAGCTACCCCAGCATCCGCTGTTACAGCACCAGTAAAATCACCCGTCGTGGCATTCAACGCAGACTTACTTGGATGCTCAACACCTACTACTGAATTGCCTATATACCCGCCCATTAGGTTATCTCCATATAACTCATAGTGACAGAAACTTTGTCAGCGACAGAAGCATCAACCTTTATTATGTCTCCAACATTAAGTATCAGCTTGTTACCACCCATAATCTCTACAGTAGACCCTACAGGTATCGGTATATCTTTTACGATATGTGCTGTTGTGTTTTGGGTTTGGCTAGTTTGAGTTGTTGTACTGACAAGCTGCACTGTTCCAGTGACTTGTGATGTGTGTACATTGGCAAGCGTCAACCCAAGAACAACAACGGTGCTGCCACTCTGCACTGTGTACAAAGTTTCTGGTGTACCAGATGAAGCAGGAGCAACATCCCTTGTTATAACTTTAAACGTGTTAGCCATTTATTTCTCCAAATGTATTATAATTATACCATACTCATAACGCTTTGTCAAGCATTTATTGCATCAGCCAAGGGCAATCGCAAGGGATGTAGCCTCATCAACTATGACAGAGTTAAGGGTAGCACCATTAACTGTGATAGCATCTGCTTCTAATGTACCGTCGATATCAGCATCGCCAGATATGTCGAGGGAAGCGGCATCTAACTCACCTGTGATGGTAAAGTTACGAATGCCTGTATAGTCTTTGTTAGAGTCAAGTATAACTGCCTTAGATGCAATAGCAGTACCGACTGCTGTAGAACCTAAGTCAAGTGCATTAATCTCACCTACGACTACAGTAGCACCATCAAGGATGTTTAGTTCTTCTGGTGTGGATGTAACAGCAGTGTTACTTGCTGCTGCCAGTACAGGAACTGTACCTGATTGGTTAGGAAGATTAATTGTACGGTCTGCTGTCGGGTCTACAATAGTAAGTGTAGTTTCGTGTGCGTCAGCAGTAGCACCCTCAAAGATGATTGCATTCTCTGCATTCATTGTAACTGTATCTACAGTAGTAGTAGTGCCAGCTACAGTAAGTTTAGGCACTAGCAGTTCGCCAGTACTTGGATTATACCGCAATGCACCCGTGTCGTCAAGTAGTGCATTCGACTCATCATGGAACACAACAGGGAAGTTGGTGTTGGCTGTGCTGTCTGTAACAGTAGTTGTAGCAGCAAGAGTAGCATTTGCTACTGTTACACCTGCAATGACTGTGTTGAGTGCTGTGCCGTTGACAGTGATTGCATCAGCTTCTAGTGTGCCATCTATATCTGCGTCACCGCTAATGTCAAGGCTACTTGCCTCAATCTCACCACTAGCCTTAAAGATTACATTGTCACCGCCAGATACCTCAAAGATAATTTGATTGTCTGTGCTAAACTTGATAAGGTTATCATCATCCCTACCAATCACAAGGCTGGTATTTTTGACTGACTCAATTGTTGTTTGTGCTGTACCTAATACAAAGTCAAGGGTGTTGTCGCTGTCATCATACGAAACAGATATACCTGTCTCTGTATTGGAACTAACCATAGCACCAACAGTATCAGAGATTGTTTCGGCTAGTGTAACACCAGCAATGGTAATTGCATCAGCCTCAAGAGTACCATCAATGTCAGCATCACCCGATACATCAAGTGACCCAGCGTCTAGTTCGCCTGTTAGTGTAATGTTACGGAAACTAGCTACGTCTTTGTTTGCATCAACTGTAACAACCTTACTTGCAACCACAGTGCCTACAGAGGCACCTGTATCGCTGTAGTTAAGTTCAGCAGCGGTTGATGTCACATTAGTGCCACCAATGTCCAGCGTAGTCATAGACACTTCGCCAGCTACAGTCAGAAGACCATTAGCAACAGTCATCAGGTCTGTGTCGTCTGTGTGACCTATTGTTGAACCATTAATAAGCACATCGTCAATATCAAGAGAGCCACCTGTGATTAGACCTGTAGTCGTAATCGTAGATGAGCCAGTGTCGATAGTGCCAAAGCCGGACGTAATAGAACCAGAGTTAAGTGCGCCAACTGTTGTGGCAGCAGTCGTGACAAGATTAGGCATTGCCGTAATTTCGTCATCAAAATAGGCAGCTAAGTCTGTGACCGCTACCTGCTTCATGGTTCCGGCATCGTTGAATACAACACGGTCAGCATCTACCACGGTAGTAGAGGATGCAGTTGTGTCACCATCCATGATGTTTATTTCTGCTGTGGTGACTGTTGCACCATCAAGTATCTCAAGTTCTGCTTCAGAAATACCAGCACCACCAATTGTTAGTGTGCCTGATATGTCTACGTTAGCATTAATATCTACAGTAGTGGCAGCAATCTGTACCTCTGTGTCGGCTATAATATCAAGCTGACCATCAGTGCTTGAATTGATATAGATAGCTGTGTCACGGAACTGTAGCTTTTCTGTGCTGGCTATAAGGATATCGTCCGAAAACTCAAAGTAGTCTTCGTCTTCCATCCACTTGAGTACACCGTCATTTGACTCACCGTCAAAGGTAATAGTTACATCTGTACCCGATGTGCCATCACCAAAGGTAAGTGTCTGCCCCAGCAATTTTGTGATAGGACCACCTTCGTTAGCAGTGCCATCATGTGTGTGTCCTGTACTGGCTTGGAAGGCAGCTAACAACTGGTCAAATTCGTTGTTAGTATCCGCTGCCTGAATTACGTCACCGTCAGTATAGGATGACTGTCTTGTATATGTAGCACCCATTTAGCGTCTTTCTCCTAACTGATACTCTAATTGAAAACCCTTGAGTGAGTATGGGGCAGTAGCACCACCGTCGTTTACTCGTAGTGCCACAGCAAACCCAGACCCTTCTACTGGCTGTCTTACTAGAGGCTGTGACGGTCCACCGTATGTAGGCGTACCATAAGTTGATGTTCCATAAATACCAGCAATGTTTGTAGAGTCTAGGGCATATGCTGCTGGTCTGGATGAACCTGCTGCTTCATAGTCATAACGCACAAACAAGTCGGCATCAATTGTTGATTCAGGTTTAAAGTTTACAATAACCCGTTGCATGTGTTTACGTATGCCGGGGTCATTCATAGTTAAGTCAGGGCTTCTGTATCTTCCATTAACAGCATTACCATCAAATGTAGTACCCTGTTCCTGTCGATAGATAAACCCGTCAAATCCACCGTGTAGTACAAGAACATCGCCTGTCTTAATAAAGGTATCTGATGCTGCAGGTTTCATACCCTTAATAGTAGAAAACTCATAACCCTGTTGCCCACTGGCTTGATTTTTAAGTACGCAGATAATGCCTTCTGTTTTACTTTCAGCACCACCCTGCTTAGAAAAGAATAATCTGTATTGTGTTTTATTAGGTATGACTACAGACTCAAAAGCAGCGGCATTAATTATGTTCTCATCAAATATAGACTGCACGTTGGCACTTATAGTACCCAACTCCACGTCACCAATTCTTGCTGTACCTGCAACGGTACGCAGCCCATCAGGGCCAAGAAAGATAAGGTCGCCAGCAAATTCTTGTATAGTCTTGCCGTTGATGCATCCAATGTCACGAGTAACAGGGGCTACTGCAAAGTCACTAGAAGAACTACCTGTTAGTTTAAATATCCTGTTTTCGCAAAAGATAAATAAATTTTCACGGAAAACTTTAAGACCCACAATAGTATCGTCAACTTTTATACTGCCAGCACCGCTGCCACTACTAAATGCATCTTCATCAAATGGCTGACTAAATACTACCTCTTGTGGAGTGCTTGACATACCAGCGTAGAACATGTGTTCTCTATATGCTGCTACTAGACTTGCACCCTCTACAGAGGACTCTGTAACGTCTGTTGCTGCCAGTGCGGTACTAAATACTGTAGGGTCATTTGCACCGTCCACTACAATAAGTTTATCATTACCATCAAAGTTAAAGCGTTCAAAAGAATACTTGGTTGCACCAGTACGACCTGTGTCTCTTGATGTCCATGACTCTGATACAGGCGTAATATTAGTGTCGCCACTTTGTGCATGGGCTGCAGCAGTTGTGCTATTAACCGCCCGTGTTACACCCGTAAATGTTGTAGAGGTAACACCTGTGTATGTAAACTGCTCATCATTAATCTGCAGTGTGCCACTAGAACTAAAACCTGCAGTAGACTCTACAGTAATAGTGCCTGAACCTGTCATGGCTGTATTTGCAGCTATTGCGGCTGTAGTATTTGTACCTAGCGTAGTAGAGGCACTACTCCATATTTTTGTGCCACGTGCTGCTACTACTTTGTTAGCAAAGGTAGTGACCATAAGCACTTCTTCACTATTAGAAGCAGTATATGGTACTACCTGACGAACATGCCTTTGAAAGCCAAGGATGCGCTTGTATCCACCCTCAATGTCTGGCTCAAAGTTTTCTAGCTGTAGTGCCTGACCCGGCTGCATAATAAAGGTAGAACGGTTAGCTACTAACCCACCTTCGCAGACAAAGGGCAAAGTTCCTGTTTCAGCCATTAGTCAGCCCTTACGTTGCTAGAACCTCTGGAATTACCCGCATAAGGTATATAGGTAGAACGAACATACTCGTATTTGTTAATTAGCAACGTCTGCATGTTTTTAATTCCTTGTTCAAACCTAGCAAAGTTGATGCCATACTGCTGTGACTCTCCACGATACTGATATACATAGGCAGTAGCACCGTCGATAATGACAGGAGAAAACCTGTCGGGTATAGTTGTTGTACTGTCGTGTGCAGCCATATCAGTAGGAAATGTAAAGAAGTCATATTTAATTACATATTGTTTTTCAGGAAAAGGGTATAGCAAGTAATT